GTTTCCTTTGCTGTTACTCCTTTTTCCATAGCTTCTCTGTTGTGTGTTTTGTTGCTGCGTTCTGTTGTTTGTTTTTCGTGGCTGTCTTTGTTTTGTTTTTGTTTTTCTGTCTTGTTGTTTCTGGTTTTGTTCTTGTCTTTTTCGTCGCTGGTTTTTTTTGCTGTTTTATTTCGCAGTTTGTGTGTATGGTTTTTTTATCGTTTTTTTGTTGTTTCGGCGTGTCGTGTTTTTGTTGTGCTATTATTATAAGTATCAACCAAGGATACAGAAAAGGATGGTGTTTGAGATGGTTGGTTTCTCAGTTAAATTCGACACTAGGATGGATGATGGTATTGAGGTTATTACTTTGTACTATCGTGTTAATGGTCGTTTGTGTGGTTGTAAGTGTTTTACTGAAACGTATGATTCTTGTTCTGGCGTGACTTGTTCTGCTTTGTTGAATATGTTGCGGTTTGTTTATCGTCTTAGGGGTGAAGATGTCGGAGCCTAGTAGTATTATGGACATTTATATGCAACTGTATGCTCAGTGGTCTGAGCGGGGTGCTCATATTGCCGCTGTTAGGGGGTTTGAGCGTGGTGTGTTGGACGCCGCGGAGGGTAGGACCGAATGCGAAACGCTGCCCTATGATATTCATAGGATGTATGAGGATGATTATTGTCGTGGATACCGTGAGGGGTATTGTCATGGTAACGAGCAACCGGAATTTTAATAAGGTCGAATGGGAGGGAGAGCAAGTGGTGTATTGTTTACGCATTGAGCCGCTTGTTTCGGACCATTCCATGTTCCCGATTTATTCGGAGGAATACACTGCATCGAATTATGTGAAGGAGCTGCAAGCTATCGCGAAGATTATTAACGACGGCCATAGTTTTAAGGCTGACGTCATGTGTCGTAAAATTGGCGTTTACTCATGTCAGGAGTTTAAGGGAGGTTGGGAACGCTATGGGGAATGATGATAAGGACCGTACGAACTGGTTTGATGATGGCGTGCTTGATGATGACCGTGTGCGTCGTGTCATTCGTGGTCGTCGTCGTAACCTACACTTGCGTGAATACAATCGTGGTGATGGTGATTGGGAGACGTTTTGCCGTACTGTAGCGCTGCTCAAGGGCTTTTATGAGCCTCAGGGGGCTCAGGTGGCGTTTGCTGACGGCATTGAACATGCGGCGGGCGTTTGCTTGTCCTTGTCTCCGAGTACGTCTCGTATTGGCGCGTTGGCGCGAACTCAGGATATTGAAATGCTGGGTGGTGTCATTTATGCTCCGGCGATGGTGGCGTGGTGTGCGGTCTGTCATGTTAAGGGCGCGTCATGCTATGAGATGTGTCAAACTTGGGCTGGTAACGAGTTTGCTCAAACTATCATTAAAATCGCGTGTCGTTGTTTTGACAATTTAACTGATTCGCGATATACTGATGAAGACATCGTAAGGATGTCACAGCAACAGCAACATTATAATAAGGTGATATGATTATGGCATACATTAAGCGAGCAAAGCATTATAGTATCGTGCGTGGCATTATGCGCGGCGACGATGGTGAACTTATTGACACTGAAGTGGTCGTGGATGGCGCGTGTCGTACAGCTGACATGGCAATGAAGAAGGCCCGTAAGATTAATAAGGACATGCTGCCAATGTCCGCTGAATATCATGCTCAGGAGACGCGCATGGATGAGGCAATCTATTGGGCTAATTGTGAGTTTGGAGATGATAGTATTGTTGACTATTCGGGGCCGGTGAACGGCAACGTGGTTGAGGATGATGTTATCTCTGAGGAAAATAAGTAATAACCCCCTATAAGGAAAGGCAACTATCATGGCTGACAACGAAATGACCGTAGTGAACGGCAATAATTTTGCGGCAAACGGCGCTAACGCCGTATCGCACTTCTTTGACACTACCTCCATGGAAGGTAAGATGGCGCTCTATAATGCCATGCAAACTGCCGATAAGGTTGATGAACATCTTAATGAACCGTTGCATGTCACTAACGTGCTTGCTCAGGCTATTGAGGTCGCTAATCAGGAAACCGGCGAAATTAACTCTTCTACCCGCGTTGTTATTCACGCGGAAGAGGGTGACTTCGCCGCTGCTTCGCCTACGCTGGCGCACGCTTTTGGCAACCTGTTCGCCATTTTCGGCACGCCGGACACGTGGGCTACGCCTCTCGTTCTTAAGGTGGTGGAGAAGAAGAGCCGCCGTGGCCATAAGTTCTTCGACCTTGAATTGGTGACCGAGAGCAAGAGTAAGTGACATGAATGTCCACACCATTTGATAATATGGTAATGTCCCTATAGGGGATGTTGCCGCCAGACTCACCCCCCCCTCGTCGTTTTCTCATCCTTTACGGCGGGGGGGGGTGTTTTACACTCATGAGGAGAAGCTGTGGCAAAACGTAAAACTAATCGACGCGCTAACAATCTGAAACGCAACGCCGCAATCAGGTCAGCTCAGGTACGTCAGGAACGGGCGGTAAGGGATTATAGTACTGGACGTCTCCCCAAGCAGATTACGGAAACGTTTTTGGGAAGGCTTAGCGCCCGGCAGCTTGAACAGGTCGCGCGACGTATCGGACTGGAGTTCGGGGAGCAACAGCAAGCTTTAAGGGCGCGGGATAATGAACCGTATCAGGTTGTGCCTGATGTGCGGATTACGAAACTTGATAGGGAGATGGCGGCTCGACCGTTGATATCCGACGCGGAGATTGCCAACGCCCCGTCAAAACGGCGGAAGACGCTGCGTCAGCAGCAGCGCCGTCGGATTGAGGCGCGACGGAAAATCAAACGTGCCCAGCAGTTCGATGCGTTGAGCATGGCCTCTTATACTGTGGGCGAAGTGCGTGAGATGGAACGTGCGGGTGAATCTCCATTCGACGTGTTGGGTACTCATACGGTTGGCGGTTCGGCGCGTGATGACCTTACGCGGAGTCGGGTGAACGTGTTCGGTACGGAACGTGGTATTAGCCATGCGCGTGCGATGATACGAGATGGAAGCCGGGGGAATCTCCAACAGGAGATTTTGGAGTATGCCGGGCTTGTGGGGCGTGCGCCGTTACGCGCGGGAACCAAGTGGATTCCCGAGAGTGAGGGTGCTAAGGATTTTGGTAGGGTCGAGCAGCAGTTAGAGGCGTTCGACTCCAGTGTCGCGCAAAAATTCGCGTCTTTATCCGACCGTCAAAAACGCTGGCTGATGAACAACACGAATTTTAGTGCCGTGGTGCGTGAAGCGACATGGTATAATGATAAGGCGCATAAATGGGAGACCAAAGCGGACGCGGGTGATGTGGACACGCGGATTGACGAATGGATGACCAGCGCAGCACGACACTAAAAAGGATGGAATTATGAAAGAGCGTCGAGCGGCGGCAACGGACGGCGCAACATTATTGACGGATGACGGTGTGGAACCGTTGACGGCCTCTGCCGTCATCCGTCTCACCATGCTCGATTGTCATACGCGCGTATGGTGTGCCCACGGATGGCAAGATATCAAGCCTATAGCCGCCGAACTACTGAATCGCCTTCCATTGCAACCGAACCCCAGTAAAGACGGCGTGTGGGGGACGTTCAACATTCGCGGCCATTTTTATAGTTTTCGGGTGCGCATGGGCGGTATCACCGTGGATTTTCTGGACGTGCGCAATATCACGCGCGATGATGGGCTGAACGTTTCCCGTGAGACGTTTGGCGGTGCGAATGACTTGGAAACCACGTGGAACATCGTACGGGAGTGTTCCGCACTGAATCTCACGGGCGTCACGATAGCGTCCATGGCGATGACCGATTATATCGGCGGGGATTACGCCGGGTTCAAACGCCGGTTTCCGCCATTGGATAAGAAGGATTATCGCCGGATGCGTCCCGCCTACTATGGGGCGATAGTACGCAGCAAGCCGGGCGAATACGGGGCTTGTGGGAGCTGGGACGTGAACAGTCTGTATCCGAGCATCATGCACGATATGCCCATGCCGGTAGGTACTCCCGTATGGTATGACGGGGAATATCGGGATGATGATGATTATCCACTGCATATCGATGTCGTCGCGTTTGACGCAACGCTGAGGAAGGGGAAGACGGCGACGCTCACCAATATTCTGCCCGTATGGGGGTATGAGGGCGAACGCTTGGACAGTACGCTCGGCGTCGTCACCATGCCGGTTACGGATGTGGATTGGCAGACGCTTGTGGAAAACTATGACGTCCACGTGTGGGAGCATGTCGGCGGCTGGAAATTCCGCAAGTCATATGGCCTTTATCGTGCGTATGTGGACAAGTGGTTTCATGTGAAGCAGACTGCGACTGGGGAACGGCGGCAGATGGCGAAACTATTGTTGAATTCACTGGTGGGGAAGTTCGGGGCGTCGCTGTACCGGCCCATGCTGCATCCGAAGCCGACTATGGATGGTGGAGTGGATTTTACCGTGGAACGACCCGAGTCGGCCAACTCTCTTGCATGGCTGCCGACTGCTGCCTATGTTAACGCTTACGGTCGGCGGATATTGTCTCGTGCGATGAACGCGAATGCCGACCGCGTGCTTTACGCCGACACGGACGGCATGATATTGGAGGGGTTGGATGCGCCCATTGGCATTGAAACGGATGACAGGAAACTGGGCGCATGGAAGAATGACCACTCTTATGAAAAGCTTCGTATTCTCGGCAATCGTAAATATTGCGGCGTCGAGAAGGATGGCGGCACGGTGATGCGGTTGAGTGGCGTGCATCGTGCCTCCCCCATTCCTTATGACCGGTTTCTGCCGGGGTCTCGCCATCGTAACGACGGTGGCCATACTTTCGTGCTATAATGACTGGTAGCGGGGTGTGCGTCCCAAGCTGATTCGATGGCCCGACCGACAGGCAGTCGGTAAGGCGATTCGGTCGGATGTAGACGTGCGTAGCCAACGCCCATTGACGGCGAGGGAACCCGCACAACCTAGCAATCCGGCCTGGCAGCGTGATTGCTGCCGGGCCTTTAACTGTAAGAGGTGATTATGGACGACACCGAAGACGATGACAAGCCGGACATCGCGCCGGACGCTGAATCGGACGCGACCGCCGATGATAATGCGCCGAATCCGGAGCCTGAGGTTCAGGACGATGGCGAACCGGAGGATGCGGGAGACGATAAGAATGCCGACATGGCCAACCGTCTCAGCGCTCTCGAAGCGACCGTGGCCGAATTGTCGAAGACCATTGAGGCGATGCGGGACGCGGCGGCCGAACATGTGCTGAACGATGGTCCTGATGACGATAAGGAGCCGGAATCGTCCGAAATGACCGATGATGACTATAACGGCACTTACGGCACTTTCGACGACCTGTATGAAGAATAATCATTGGAAAGGAACATTATCATGTCGACTACTCCTGTGGTGACGCCGAAGCAGCAGCTCAGGCCGCTCACCGAATTCAACAACGCCCAGATTCTGAACATGATTCGTAATGAGGCGTCTCCCGAATATCAGCGGCGCATGCCTTCCGCCACTCAGATGAACATGGACAGGCAGATGGCCACTCTCATGTCCAGCACCCAGCTTAAGAACGAGTTCTATTCGGCGCTGGTCAACCGTATTGGCGGCACGTACGTCAACACGTGGCGGTGGAACAACCCGTTGAGCGTGTTCCAGCGGGCCTCGCAAGCGTATGGTGATACGTGGCAAGAGATTGCCGTGGGTATGCCGTTGGCGCAAGTGTACGACCCGAATGCGGAATATCTCGGTGCGGATAATTTCCGTAAGTGGAAGATTGACGTCGATTCGCTGTATCACCGGCTGGACTTCGCCCACTGGTATCCGGCCACAACGGACGACAAGACGTTGCAGCGTGCGTTTACGTCCGAAAACGGCTTGGCGTCGCTCACTTCGCAGATTCTCACCTCGTGCTATAACGCGGCCGAAGTCGACCTTTTCGAAGCCATGTGTCATCAGTTCGTCGAGTATGCGAAGCTCGGCGGCTATTGGCGTGTCCACATGGACAACGATTTGAACGATATGGGGTCCACGGAAACTCAGGCCCGTGACATGCTGAGGCAGATTCGCGCGTGGGCCGATACGTTGAAGTTCGTCAGCACGCGATACAATGCGCGGCACATGCCGACGTTCGCCCGTCCTGACGAGCTCGTATTGTTCTGTTCGCCTGAAGTCAAGTCGGCGCTTGACGTGCAAGGCTTGGCCACGGTGTTTCAGCGGACGGACGCCGAGCCGACCATCGACCGAATCATCGTCATCCCACAGGACCGGTTCGGCATGGATGGCGTGCAAGCCATTCTCACCACCGATAAGTTCCTCATCGACATTCCCGTCATCAACGAGATGACCCAGCAGACGAACCCGGTGAACATCAATTCGGTCAACCATTATCTGCATGTCCAGCACATCGTTTCGGTGTCCGGTTTCGCTCCCGCCGTAATGTTCTGGACCGGAGCCGGTTCCACTGCGAACGCGGTGACGCCGACCGGTACTACGGCCGAAACGCCGAAGTTCCAGCTGAAGCTGGCCATGTATGGTGGTGGCTCTGAGACTCCGGTCGATGTGGCTCGTGGCGGTGCGGTACAGGTCACCGCCGATACGACCATCGGCAATGATGGTAAGGCTTCGTTCCGTTCGGATGCGGTCAGGTATGCCATCGGCGATACTGTGAAGCCGAAGAGCGATTACACGTACGTTTCGCCTACCGGCGTACTGGTCGTCGGCCTTGACGAACCGAACACTACCATTCCGGTCACGGCCACCGCGCTGTATACCAGTCCTGAGACGCCGGAGGTGCCGGGCACCGTATCCGCGGCTTTGAATGTGCCGGTGGTCGGCGATGGCGTCATCGGCTTCAATCCGTCCATCATCGCGTCGATTGCCGTTACGGTTCCGACGGTGGCGGCGAAGGCGACGGTTCAGGCGAGTGCCGTGGCGACCATGATTGACGGACGGAAGGCTGACGTGACCATGCAAGCCGCTTGGACTTCCGACGCTCCGACGTATGCTACGGTATCCGAGTCGGGTGCCGTCACCGGTGTTGCGGCCGGCGCTTCCGCCATTACCGCCACGCTGTTCGGCGTGTCCGGAAAGCAGAACGTGACCGTAGCCGGCGGAAAGTGATATGATGGGAGTGTGGCTTAAGCCGCACTCTCTCACGGTGTGATGCAAGTCAGGACCCGGAACGTGACCTTCGTGAGCGTTCCGGGTCTTGTCATACTGGAGGATGATGATGATTGATGATGTGAATCCTTACGTGGAATCCAGTTTTTCGTGGGCGGAGTGGACGCCTAACACCACGTTGAAGCTTTGCCGTGTCCCGTGGGATGCGAGCTATCGTGATATCGTACGGTTCGCTTCACGTGAGACGCAGCGGGAATGGTTTGACGGATTGGATGGCGTTCAATGTCGTCCGGCCACCATGCATGTCTTCGGAGCGCCCGTACGTGTCGACATGCCGTTCAATCGGGCGTCGAATTATAATTATCTTGTTGCCGTCAACGATTACCCCGAGTTGGAATCTGTGCGGGCATGGTATTATTTCATCGAATCCGTGGAATACGTTAACGCGCACACCACGCAGCTCACGCTTATGTTGGATGTGTGGCAGAGTTTCCAGCATGACGTGACGTTTGGCAGCTGTTATGTGACGCGCGGGCATATCGGCGTGGCCAACGAACGTCAGTGGGATGATTACGGGCGTACCGCGCTTGCATTGCCGGAGGGATTGGACACCGGTGCGGAAACCGTCGTTACCTCCCAATCGTATAAGGCGTTGATGTCCAGTAAGCCCGCACAACCCGGTTTCAATTCGCCGACCTTGGATTATGGCGTCATCGTTGTGGCCACGACCGACCTTGTGGCGTCGGGCGGCAGCGCTGAAAAACCGTCGTTGAAAACCGCGCAAGGTTCGCAATTCGAGAATCAATCCAATGGTGCGGGAATCTACTATTTCGATACCGCCGATGATTTTACGCGCGTCATGCAAGCGGGCAGTTCGTTCCCGTGGGTGACCCAAGGCATCACGGCGATTTACGCCATACCGAAGATTAGCGCCGACTATGTCGCCGAAGCGGGCCACGAAGTGACGCAATTCTTCGGAAACGGCACGGCCGGCATCGTCAAGGGCCACGTGTACACGTTCGTGTGGGAGGCTAGGAGCGATAACCGGTATGACGACATCGTCTCCATCAGGAACTTTCGCGATAATTTCAACATTCCGGACCGGTATCGCAATCTGAGGAAGCTGCGGTGCTACCCGTATAGCATCGTGGAATGCTCATGCTTGAACGGCTCCAACGTTATCTATCGGCCCGAAGACATCCAATCCGATGATTTGGTCATCCGTGAAACGTGGAATTATGCGCCACCGTCCCCACGTCTGAACTTCTACCCGGTGAACTATAATGCGGGCGGCGCGGCTACGGTGGACTCCCCGTCCGGCAACGGTGCCGGGTTGCCGATTGATGGCGGGGAGATGCTGAACGTCAGCTTCGGCATCACCAACTTCCCCCAATTCATGGTGGTGAACAACGGGGCTTCGCTCACCATGGCCAACAGTGCCTACAGTCGGGCCTATGCCGAACAGTCGGCCGGATGGGCCCAGCAGAAGGCGACCATGAGTGCCGAGAACACATTGTCTCAGGCCGGCCTGTCGATTCGCACCCAACAGGAGATGACCCAATTGGGCGTCACCAACCGGAATGCGTTGAACACCATCGCAGCCAACTCGCTGAACCAGTCGCTGGCCATCGGACAGGCGAACACCAACGCCATGACCGATTTGAACATATCGCAGAACAACGCGCAGACCGCGTGGGGGCTGGTCTCCAATGCCGGGAGCGCGCTCATGTCGGGGAATGCGGCCGGACTGGTCGGAGGCACCATCGGCGGAATCGTACAGAATGGCATCACCAATACGGGATTGCGTGCCAGCCGTGACATCGCCAACGATACGGCGGCGGCGAATACGGCCAACAGCGTGGCGACCAATGCGGCGCAAACTTCACAGGCGAACGCGTACGCGCAACGCGCCCAGCAGATTCAGGGCACTTCCAACGCTCTCATGGCCGGACAGAACTATCGGTTGGCCACGCGCTTCGCCGAAGGCGACTATGAGAATACGATAGCGGGAATCAATGCGCAAGTGCAGCAAATGCAGATGACCCCGCCGACCACGAGCGGTGCGGCGGGCGGCGATTCATTCAACCTCGCCAATGGCATCATGGGTGTGCTGGTGCGGTTCCGCACGTGCGCCCCCAGCGCGTTGCGTAGCGTCGGGGAGTTCATGTTACGGTTCGGATATTTCGTCCAACGGTTCATCGTCCCGCCCGCAAGTCTGCAATGCATGGAGAAGTTCACGTACTGGCAGATGCAAGAATGCTATGTCAGGGGCACGCTGCCCGAACAGGCGCGATTGGCCATCAAGGGCATGTTCGAACGTGGCGTGACCGTGTGGGCTAAGCCCGAGTATATTGGTGTGACCGATTGGGCGGATAATGACCCACTGCCGGGAATCGGCTATGAGTGATATGATGGTGTCATGAGTAGGTCTAGGAAGAACCGGGTCGGCGGCGCGTTGCATCCTCGCGGCAATTATGCGAAGGCACGTGCCGCCGGCCTTGATTACATGTATTATCATCTGTTGGAAGAGTTGGCGTTGAACCGGTTCAGCTGGCGTGGATTGCCTCCGACGGTGGATGAACGATGGCTTGAAATGTGTTTGTGCGAATACGGGTGCGCCCTCTTCTTCGAGGATGGGCGCATAGGCCGGTTTCTGGTGACCCAGGCTGGATATCAGGGCCGACTGAACGTGTATAATAATCCGACGTGTTTCGAGCCGGTGGGCGTCAACTACCATTACAGGCAGCTTAAGGCGGGCCGTGAATGCATTCCCATCTGGGACAACCGCATGCGCATGTCGTTCAAGGACATCCTATGGCAGTATGCGCGGCGTCTTGCGGACATTGACAAGGCGTACGACGTGAACTTGGAGAGTTTGAAACTGCCGACCATCATTACTGCCGACCCTCGGACCAAGCTTACCGTCCAGAACATGCTGCAGCAGCGACAGGACGGCCAGGATTATATCATCGGCTATGATTCGTTGGACCCTGGCAGTATGTTCCAGCCGTGGCCCAACACTACGCCGTATCTGTTGGATAAGTTCATCCAGCAGAAGACACAGGTGACCAACGAGGTGTTGGGATATTTGGGTATCCAATCCAGTGGTACGGAGAAGAAGGAACGTCTCATTTCGGATGAGGTGGCGCAAGCCAACGAGAAGGTGGACGTGTTCCGACTGAGTTTCCTTAAGGCTCGACAGACGGCGGCGACGGAGATTAACCGACTGTGGCCGCAGTTGAACGTGTGGGTCGAGTATGCGGACACGCAAAGCTCCGGAGTACCCAACGCTCTTGATTCAAGCACGGGCGGTACGACGGACATCGACATGCCCGCATCATACGACGCGGGTATCGGAGGTGTGTTATGACACAGGATTTTAGCGCCTATGCGATGGAGACGCCGGGGGAGTACACCGAAACCCTCGGCAATCTCATCGCATTCGGATATGATACCGACGACAAGCTGCATTTGAGCGCCGATTATTACCCGATGTATGATGAATCTCACCGCGCGGAATTGAATGAGAAGATTGTCCGCCATTACGCGCTGCGGGAGATTGGTCAGGAAACCGCGCAGCAGTTCGTCTTCTATCTGGGCATGACGATGGCGGAGGTCATGCCCTATTTCAACGAACGCTATAGGACGCTGGACCTGGAATATAATCCGTTGGATTCCATGGACATGACGACGGATAGTGAGAACGGCAGCGAATCCCAGTCATCCGGCAAAGCGTCCAGTACACAGGATTCGACCAGCAACAGTGCCAGCAAGTCGGATAACAACAGCACCACTACGTCGAAAAGTTTCGATAGTGACGTACCCCAGACCGGCGTAGTCGGCGACTTCGCACGCTACGCCAGCCATGCGAACGAATCTCAGGCGGACAGTTCGGGCACCGCGTCCAGTTCACAGGATTCGACCAGTCACACCACCGCTCAAAGCGCCACCGATTTTCAGCATGATTCAAGCAATTCCAAGGGCGTGAGTCATGTGACGGGGCGTAGCCAGTCGGCCATGAGCCTGATTCAGGAATACCGACAGGCGGTCATCAATGTGGACATGGAAGTCGTGCGGAGTCTCGAACCGTGCTTCATGCAAGTGTGGGGCTCGTATGATACTATTTTTGGTAACTGCCATAACTATGGAGAATGGGAGTGAAAAATGTCAGTTAATGCCCTTATTCCGCGCACGTATCCGCTGGTGCGCATTCCAACGTCGGTACCGTTCACCTACCGTGACGGAGCGACCACGTTGCAGCTGATTGAAAGCATCCGGTGCAATCTCGACGGTTTGCAGTCCGATTTTAATACGCTGGTCAAACAAGTGAACCAGTCGATTGCGGACAGTGACGCCACCGTCCGGCAACTCGCCGACAATCTGGTTAGCCAGATGGCCATCCTCCGCGAGGAGCTTGTCCGGCTCATCGAACAGTCACAGTCCACCGGATTGGCGTGGTCGCCGGCGTACGGCAAGCAAGACGCCTTGCAGACGGTACTCGACGGCATGTACGATAATACCCGCAACCATGCGCTGTTCTGGTCCGATTACGACGGTATGGAACTTGAGGCATCCACGTATGACGGTCTGGGGTTGAGCGCCCGCGAATTTGACCTCCACGCCACCGCCGTCGACAATTGCGTACCCGGGAATTTTCCGGGACGGTCCCAATTCCCCTACGGCAAGAGCATTCCCGAGGGTGAACCGACTGAAGTGTATTTGACCAAGTTCGACGCGGACGCCACTTACGTTCAGCGTCATCCGACCGTGTCGAACTTCGAGAATCGTGAGGTGTGAACATGACGGCCTCTAACCATACCGAACATTACGGATTAAGCCAGTATATGGAGGACGACTACCCCACGTATACCGGCGACTATAATGGCGACATGTCGAAGATTGACGCGGCCATCTATGCGGCGTCACAGTCCGGCGGTACGGGCGGATTGGCGACGGTTGCGCATGACGGCACGTTGTCGGGGGATGGGTCGACGGCTGATGCGTTGTCCGTCGTCGGTTCGTTTAAGAACGCGACGAGACTATATAAGCCCGCCGCCACCAAGTTCGACCCGAACGATTGTAACGACCCCGGAGTCTACTACCTCTCCATGCAGAGGAACGACGTAAATGTCGCGAACATTCCGTCGGACCTACAGGATATTTTCATCAGGGTATCTCTGGTCGTATGCAGATGCGGGTACGGGAATATCGATATCGTACAATTATGGTTGAATAGGTCGGGAGGCGAGGGGGAACCGTTCATCGCATATCGTATCCATAGCGATGCATGGACTTCATGGCAACGCCTTGCGTTCGTGAGCGATATCCCGGACGTTTCCGCATTGACAGCCCGTATCGCCGCCTTGGAGTCTCGAGTGTCGGCGCTCACTCCCGCCGCAACCCCGAGTATCCCGGCTGCGACTCCGAGCGCTACGGGCCTCACCCCCATATGGTTGGACACGAATCATTCCCGAGGATTATAATGGTATTCGGGTAAGCATGGTTACCCGTAGTATGGAAAGCGAGGAACCTCACCATGAGTAGTCTCAACAAAACCCCTCATTATAATCTCAGTCAGTTCGGCGACAGTCCGGACGACAAGCCGTCGTGGCGTGGCGATTACACTGCGGACATGAGCCGAATCGACGCGCAAATGTATAGGAACGCGACCGATATCACCACGGCAACGGCAGCGGCGAACAATGCGAACGCGGCGGCGGGTCAGGCGAAAACCGCAGCCGATGGCGCTTCGAGCCTTGCACAGGCCAATAAGACCGATATCGCCGAATTGAACGGCTATTTCGACGAACTTGGCGTCACTTCCACGGTCACGGCGCAAAATCTGCTGACCACTATCAACGGCAAGGCCGATTCCAGTACTCTCGTAAGTAAGGTGGATGCCGGTGCCGTATACACCAAGGGCGAAGCGGATGGTCGTTATCTGCAATTAGGCGGATATTCCGGTACGGCGGCGAGTATCAACTCCACTGCCACCATGGCAAAGGATGATGCCAGTGTGGCGAAGTCGACGGCTGCCGTCGCGCAGACTGCCGTGAATGCCGTCGCCGCCGTGACCACCGACCTTACCGAACTGGTGTGGATTGGTGACAGTCTCAGCACCGGCTATCAGCCGGGGACGTCCGCGCTTGCCGCAGATAAGCGTATCCCCCAGCGTGTCGCGTCGAAGCTGGGGCTTAATCTGCATGTGTTTGCCAACAATGCCAGCGGCTATGGTAAGGCGGGCGACGGGGGTAAGACGTTCCTTACCCTTGCCAGCGAGGCGCTTTCCGCAATGGATGTCAACGCCCGTAGGAAGGTCAAGTATGTGGTGGTCTGCGGCGGTAGGAACGATACCGGCGACACGTATACTTCGGCGCTTGGCGTGTTCGACACGCTATTGGGTACCGGACCGCGTGCGGGCCGGAATTTTCCGAACGCTTCGGCTCACGCCATTTTCCTCTGGGATAATGCGAGCATTCCATCCGCGAACGCTCAGGCGATGAACGGCATCGCTTCGGCGGCGGTGGCGAATGGCTTGACATGGCATCCTTGGACGTGGACGCTTGGCATGGGTCATGCTGATTGGTTCGCCAAGGAGAACGACCCTCATTACAATGAGGACGGCGCGAATTATATCGCCGGCATTCTCGCTTCGACCATTGCGGGCGATTGCGAACCGTGCATGGGTGAGATTTGCGGCGAGGTGGGGATGACCGGCGGTTGTTCGGGTAAGCTTCATTGGCGTTTCGCGGGCGGCGTGGTGACGCTCACTGCGAAGTTCACCGCTGACAAACCGTCCGGTACCATTGCCACGCTGCCGAAGTTCATCGGCCTTGGTGATAATTTCATCATGATTCTGGGCAATGCGGGCAATCAGCAAGCGTTTGCCCACTTGGATGATGGCGTTCTGGCCATGACCGGTGTTGTCGGCGGAGGCGCATTGTCCGGCAATTGTTGGATTACTCCTCAGAGTTTCATTCCTATCGGTAAGGAATGATGGCGTTTCATGTGAATCATACCCCGTCCGGTACGCCGGGCGGGGTATACTATGATTATGGATAATACGGCATATTATGCGATGTACGTAATCGGCACCGTGGAAAGCAATTGCGATTGGGGTGCGTGCAATTACGTTGACGCAATCACTATGGGCATGATGCAATGGTATGGCAGTCGTGCTCGGAATCTTTTGGAGCGCGGACGCACCGCAGACCCGGGCGGATGGGCGACGTTCGCTACGGCAGCTCCCACATTGGCCCGGCAAGTACAGGACAATGACATCGATTGGACATCGCGCTACCTTTCCACCGCCGAAGGCAATGCGTGGAAGGCGTGGGCGCAGCACGACGAAAACCACGCTTTTCAAGAGGCGCAATGGGAGGCGGATTGGGACGGGTACCAGTCAACTATGACCAACTTCGGGTTCCCGTCCGATAATGTCAAAGAGCGTATCATGTGGGCGTGCGCTTATCACCAGTCGCCCGCACGGGCGCAGCACGTACTCGCGTCATGTTCGGGCACCGCCACGCTTGAGCTGATTTACTCGACGATTTTGGCGGACGGCGTGCTGGGGCAATACCGCAATCGGTACACCACCGCATATAACCTATTGAGCACATGGGATGGCACTTCCGCGCCGCCCGACTTCGGCCAAACCTCCGAACCATCCGACACGCCCGGAGGCGACCGACCCGGCATCGACGGAAAGCCCGGCAGCACCGCATGGATACAATTGCAAGGCGACAACCTTATCCTTCACAGCGGGGGTACTGTTTCCGTTTTTATGAAAAGCTCCGCGCAGACATGGATGTACAAGACTTCCGAATCCACCAAGCCGAGCGGTGGACAGACTGGCGGCGGCTCAGGTTCGGGCAGCGGTAGCGAGGATGCGGCGCGGGTTGTGGAATGGTTGAGGTCACGAATCGGCAAATACGCCTACTCGCAAGGGGCGGGACGGTTGGACCCGGATTCAAGCGGTTACGGCGATTGCAGTTCAGTCTGTTGGCGTGCATATCAGGATGTGTTGGGTATCGATGTGGGTACATGGACAGGGCAGATGGCCGGCAAGGGTACGCGCATATGCGGTAGTTCTGACACAAGCGTATCTGACGCCATCCGCATGTCACACGCCGCCGATTTGCTGTTGCTGGACTGGGGGGCGTACACGCAGTCATGGGATCATGTGGAAATGTTCACCGGTAACGGCAAGGATGAAACATTATCGCATGGAGGGCCGGGGAACGGCCCGAATCCGTTCGCCGCGTCCGGTGAGATGAATATGGCGAGCCGTTGGGAGATACGCAGATACATCACCGGCTAGTGTGACGATAGGCCTGTGGATGTCCACCAATTTTGTTACTGTCGTATGATATCATGGATAATATGGAAAAACTGTTGAACGAAGGCGATTACTACGACTATGGGCGCGTACTATCCTACCACGCGCCTTGGATGTTCGTCATCGGTGCCCGCGGTCTCGGCAAAACCTATGGCGCTAAGAAACTGGTCATCGGCGACTGGATTAAAAAACGCTGGCAATTCATCTATCTGCGACGCACCGCGGAAGAACAGAAGAACAAAGGCACATGGTTTGCGGACATCGCGGAACAATACCCGGAACTAGAATTCAGAATATCCGGCAATCAGGCGGAATGCCACTGGCTGGACGATAGGGACGCCACCATCGACAAGCACGGAAAGACACGCCCGACATGGCACATCATGGGATATTTCATCGCCCTCAGCCAAGCCGGACAAGTCAAATCGGTCGCCTACCCCAAAGTACGGACCATCATCTTCGATGAAATATTTCCCGACAACATGCGTTATCTCGGCGGCGAAGTCACGGCGCTCGAAGAATTCTACAATACCGTTGACAGGTGGAACGACCGCGTGAGGGTCATCATGTGCAGCAACGCCGTAACCCTCGCCAACCCATATTTCAGCGCCTTCAACATCAACCTCAAGCCACAGCTTGACCACCACACGCAATACCAGCGCTATTGCGACGGGTTCATCATGGTCGAATTGGCGGATTACGGCGGATTCAGCGCCAAGGTCGCCACATCGAAATTCGGTACGTTCTTACGCAACTATGACGAGAACTATGCGAACTATGCAATCGACAATGATTTTAGAGACAACGCCAATACCCTTATCAGTGACTTCAACAACGCCGGTTATGCGTTCACGCTGAGAACCACCGAATACGGTATCTTCAACGTATACCAACAATTAAGCGATGCCGATGAGGTATTGTATATCATCACCAAGAAACAGCCGAAAATCACCCGCGACTTTACGTTCGATTATCGGCTGGTCGATAAAGACTGCATCATGCTCAAACGTTCGGACGACATGACACAAAAAATATTAAACGCCTACCGCGTCGGCAGACTACGGTTCGAAACCCCTCAGATTAAGGCTGAGTTTAGCATGATTCTTGGCGGCCTATTACAACAATCAGGCATAAGAAAGTGACGAAACAATGACGCAAACCTTATTTTACGAAATTCTAGCCGTATTGGTATTCACTACTGTGGACTATATTACCGGTGTTATCAACGCAGTCATGCACGGCAAACTGTCCAGCACGAAAATGCGCGAAGGGCTGGGACATAAATTCGCCTATCTTTGCACGTTCTTTATCGCATGGTTCATCGATTTTGAAATGGGACACATTGACATCGGGTTCCATACCGCGTTGACACCGCTCGTTACCGTTGGCATCGTGTTGATTGAATTGTCCAGTATCGTTGAGAACATCGGCAAAATCAACCCCGAACTCACAAACGCCCCATTCATGGACATCTTCTCCCAAAACAACAATCAGCCGAAACACAAGGAGGACTGACCTTGGACGGTATCACATGGATAGGCTCACCCAGCCACTACAACGGACGAAACGGCCTCACCATCACCCACATCACACTCCACATCATGGTAGGCCACCTCGCCGGCACCGACAGCGTCTTCCAACACCCCAACGGAGCCTCGGCACACTACGGCGTCGGCGCAGACGGCACCATCCATCAATACGTCTCAGAAGACAATGGCAGCTGGAGCGACGCCAACTACACGAGCAACAACAGCACCATCAGCATCGAACACGAAGGCGGCATGAACGGCATCCCATGCACCCAAGCATGCATGGACGCATCAGCCAGACTCTGCGCCGACATCGCCCGACGACAAGGATGGACACACCTCTGGCATGATGGACTCAACGGCAACATCTGGCTCCACCGCGAAATACCCGGCACCGACCATTACGGCTGCCCCGACCTATCACCCAACGGACTTGACGTAAACTACGTCATCAACAAAGCAAACCAAATACTAGAAGGAGACGACATGTCAGCAGAAGACGTGTGGAATTTCGACCAAAACGGCGTAAAAATGCGCGACCGCATGCAAGGCACCGACACAGCAGCCAACGCCACCAAAACCGAACTCTTCCGCCTCTCAAAATGGGACAACAAAACCCACGCATCCCCACTAGGCAACCTCGTCATCGAACAGCCAGTCCAAGGAGGAGCCAAACTCGGCGACCGAGTAGCCGGCATCGACAACAAAACCAGCCAACTCATCACACAAGTAGCCGCACTCACCGCAACCGTGAAAGCCCTCTCCGAAAGCATGGGCGCCAACCCCGACACCATCGCACAAACCGTGCAAAACGCCGTAAAAGCCAAACTCGACAGCCTCAAAATCACCATCACCGAACAGTAACACAACACCACCACCAACAAAAACCCTCCCGGAACCAACACCGGGAGGGTTTTCTCATACCCTACCAAACCTCATAAGCATCCACCATCTCATCCAAAATATCACGTGGAAACTCATCACAGCAACCAATATCATTAGCCTCCATAAAATCAGCCATCTCCCCAACCAACCCCCTCACATCATAATCACTCACATCCAAATCAGACTCAACAAGATAGTCGAAAACATAATTCCAAACAACATCCCTATCAACACTCATCATAACCCTTCCTTTCCTTGAGGTTTGTAACTACAGTATACCACACAAACGACCATTAACACGATAGTACAAAGTAATAACCTCAATACCATCATCCATCCTAGTGTCGAATTTAACTGAGAAACCAACCATCTCAAACACCATCCTTTTCTGTATCCTTGGTTGATACTTATAATAATAGCACAACAAAAACACGACACGCCGAAACAACAAAAAAACGATAAAAAAACCATACACACAAACTGCGAAATAAAACAGCAAAAAAAACCAGCGACGAAAAAGACAAGAACAAAACCAGAAACAACAAGACAGAAAAACAAAAACAAAACAAAGACAGCCACGAAAAACAAACAACAGAACGCAGCAACAAAACACACAACAGAGAAGCTATGGAAAAAGGAGTAACAGCAAAGGAAAC